GCACAAGTAGCAAATGGAACTTATACAAATGCTTCAAATGTAACTGCGACAGTTCCATTTACATGGGGTAATACAGATGTTTTAGTAATGCAATTTTCTTATGAGGAGTCATGATGAGTTTTCAATTTAATTCTTTTTTTCCAGATGCTACAAATGAGCAAAAATGGGAACAAATTAAAGGTTGGCGTAATGTTGCGCTTGCTGCATCAGATTGGACAATGCACACAGATGCACCAACCGACAAAGTAAAGTGGGCTGCTTATCGTCAAGCATTGCGTGACTTGCCAGCACAAGGTGGAGATGCATCTAAAGCGGAGTTTCCTGTTGCACCATGAAGCCAAAACTTTCTAAAGCTGCTATCCAATTAAGGGAGCAGATTGATGATTCCTTCCCAGATCGTGATAGGGCATCGGATGGTTGGGTCGGTGATACCCGACACGCTGCTCGCAAGTCTGATCATAATCCAGATGAGCAAGGCTGGGTTCGTGCCATTGACATTGACGCAGACTTATTCGGTGCAGGGGTCAAACCGCATATCATGCCAGACCTTGCAGATCAACTTCGAATCAGTTGCAAGTCTAAGGCGGAGAAGCGCATCTCGTACATTATTTTTAACGGCAGGATTGCGTCTCCCGTCCTTAACTGGAAGTGGCGCAACTACACGGGGGCTAACAAACACCTTCACCACATGCATGTCAGCTTTAAGAAAGAAGCTGATGTTTTGGGTGAATTTTTTCAAATACCTATGCTAGGAGCAAATAAATGAATGAACTAAAGACAGCAGCAGGTTCTTGGGCTAGAGCCTTTTTAGTAGCAGTAATCTCAATGGCAGCTGCTGGGGTCACAGACCCTAAAGCTCTTATTGCAGCAGGTGTGGCATCTATTCTTCCACCAGTATTGCGCTATCTCAATGTTAATGATCCTGCTCTAGGAATGAAGAAGTGACACAATCCGATTTCTTTACTTTCTATCTTGCAACCTTAGGCATTCTTGGTGGCCTTGCTGGATATGTGATTACTCATTTGTTGTCTGAAATTAAAAGACTCAACACACGAGTCGATGAAATCTATAACATCTTACTAGACAGGTAACATTGTGCTATGGCAAGAAAAGCAACTAAGGCGTTAGAGGATCAAGGCTACTCAAAACTAGATGCTTATTGCATAGGCATGTATGAGTTCTGGAAAAGCCTAAAGAAAGCAGGATTCCCACAAGATGTCATGATGGGAATCATTGTAGAACCTTCCTCTTATCCTGCTTGGATATTGCCAGACCCAGTCGATCCAAACAGGTTTGGCGATTACGAAGATGAGGACGATGACTAAAGCCCGCTATCTTGTTATATCGGATTTACAAATCCCATACCATCATGAGCAAGCTGTTAAGAATCTTATTAAGTTAGTAAAGCGAGAAAAGTTTGACCTCATCCTTAACACAGGCGATGAGCTAGATATGCAGAGCCAGTCTCGCTGGGCTCAAGGTACTAAGTTGGAGTGGGAAGGTACGCTAGATGCTGACAGAAGCCTTGCGCAAGATATTCTCTATGAACTCGGCACAACAGATGTCACTCGCAGCAATCACACAGACCGCCTATACCACACACTATTACGCGCACCTAGCCTCATCGGATTACCAGAACTGGAATACGCAAAGTTTATGGACTTCAACGGGCTTGGAATCAGATTTCATAAAAGACCATTCGAGTTTCACAAGGGATGGGTCTTAGTCCATGGCGATGAAGGATCAATGAACTCGAATGCTGGACTTACAGCTCTAGGGCTGGCTAAGAAGTTTGGCAAATCTGTGGTCTGTGGTCACACGCACAGGGCAGGCATTAGTGCCTTCACAGAGGGCATAGGAGTTTCATACAGGACTTTGTGGGGCTTAGAGGCAGGAAATGTTATGGACAAGAAGAAAGCCTCTTATTTGAAGGCTGGAAGCGCTAATTGGCAGATGAGTGTGGCAGTCATTGAGACTTATGGAGACCGCGTTTCACCCATGCTAGTGCCTATAAATAAGGATGGGTCATTTACCTTGTACGGGAAGTTGTACCAGTAAATCGTTATCGTTTCGTTATCTAAAATCAGGTAACTGGTCGGACACCTGTGCCACACTAATCCTGTAGCCAATCGAGGGCATTGGCACAGATAGGTACAAAAATGAAAATCACAGCTAAAGACTTTGATAACTTGACAGACACTGTCATGGGCTGGAAAGGCAATGACTGGGAATTACAAGCTGAGAGATTTGCTGACAAGTGTCAAGGTGATTGGGCAGTTATTTGCTGGTATGACTCATTGATTGCCATGATTATGGCTCGCACCTTTTTAGAGCAGAATCATCATGCATTTCAAGAATCCTATGATCACAATATAGAATCTTGGGTGCTATTGACTAATTATGATTCATTCGACATGGCGGTGTCAGCATGAGCAACAATGACAAGCTGCTGATTATTTGTCTTATAGGGGCAAGTATCAGCTTAATAGTATTAGCAGTGCAATCATACAAAGAAGCCTATGATCGCGGGCATCGCGATGGCTGGCACAAGGGCAGAGCTGTGAATCGCTCAGAGTTCTGGCAAGAATGAAATATACAGAAATCCTACAGAGTGCAACTGACATCATTCAAGATCGTGGTCTTAACGACTACGGCCATCCAGCAGATAACATGCAACACGCAGCAATGCTCATCAGTGCATACTTACAGCACCCAGTCGAGGACTATCAAGTCTGTGCAATACTCGCGCTCATCAAGATTGCCAGAGCCAGTACAGGTTCAGTCGATAAGCCAGATAATTACATCGATGGAGCAGCCTATATTGCTTTGATGGGGCAACTAGCTACAGAGGAGAATCAACTCTATGTTTAATCTTGAGGAATACACCACAGTACGAGAGAGAATTATTGAGTTCTGGAAAAGGAATCCCAATGGACGCATTGAAACTGAAATACTTGAATGGTCTGATAAGCGGTTTATCGTTGTTGCAAGGCTTTATCGGAATGTGGAAGATACAAAGCCATTCTCCACTGGCCTTGCACATGAGGCTATTACAGACAGGGGCGTCAATAAAGATTTTGCTTTGGAAAACGGAGCTACTTCGGCGATTGGTATTGCTTGCGCTAACGCGAACATTGGAATTGAAAAGCATAAACCCAGCAGGGAAGAAATGAGCAAAGTCGCACCTAATCATCCAGCTTTACAAATAGTAAAAGAGCAAGTCAAACAGGATGTTGATTACTGGAATACATCCTTTAAGGATCAAGCGGTAATTGAAGAAATAGTCCAGACAAACCTAGATGTGCAAACATGTTCTCATGGTGAAATGATATGGCAAACTGGAATCAGTGCGAAGAACGGAAAAGAATGGGCGCGTATGACATGTCCGTCTAAGGGGCAGACAGGTGGCATGGATGAATGTGCGCCTATTTGGTACAACATCGGCAGCGATGGCAAATGGAAACCCCAGAAAGCGAGGGTATAATGGGATACGCAGAATTGCACACAGCAGACGGATGGGTCAATGTCGAGGACATTCCCATGATTGAGACAGTTATTTGTCAATTATGCAATGAACCAACAGAAGCTAAGGACATTACAATCACTGCAAGAATTGTAGAAGGCGTAGTCGTTGCAGGCACTTGGTCATGTAATAAGTGCAAGGCAGTCAATGGATAAAGAAACACTGCTTATGATCTTGACACTAGCTCTATTCATTGGCGGGGTTGCAATGGGTTACATGGCTGGGATGAATCATTAGTCAGCATAGGAAACACAGAGGTTTTCGCACAGAGCGTGTTGTAGCTGAGTACCTATCGACTCAGTGGCAGGGCGCATGTGTGGGAAGGGGTAGTGGCAAGGATATTGTTAATGTGCCATTCGATGTTGAAGTCAAAGCCCGCGCTGGATTTCAACCGCTTGCGTACATAAAGCAATTAAAGGCTCGGACATCTCTTTCGGGGGAATTGGGATTCGGAGTCATACGGCTAAATGGGCAGGGAGAAGATGCAGGTGAATATGCTTGTGTCATCCGATTAGCTGATCTATTGCCACTACTCATATTAAAGTACGGACACTTAGATAAAGAACCTAAAGAGACTGACATCGAACGATGCAGCTGTGGTTCATGGATGATTGGGAGATGCCTTACATGCCAGCCTACGATTACAAATGTGGAAGATGCGGATTGAAGAATGAGCTGCATCATGGCTGGCATGACAAACCAACAGTTCTATGCACTTATTGTAATGAACCTATGATCAAAGTAATTACTCCAGTGGGTGCAATCTTCAAGGGAACTGGCTGGGGTAAAGATAAGTAAGTTACACACACCTGTGGATAAATAGGGGCAGAACTTCACTTCACGCTCAGATTGGACACGAGTTATGCACATCTTGACACGATATGGTACGCTAACGGCGCAGAGCCTCTCAAAGGCTCACCGCGAGCCCTTCAGGGGCGTAGCTCGCGGGGTGCTAGTAGCTA